AGAATGGATCCAAAAAGTGCTGCATGCTCTTTCAGTCAACTCAGCAAGTACGCCGACTGGAAATTTGCAATTGACCCTCCCAATTATGAGCACCCAACCGGAATTGAATTTATTGGGGGGGATGTGGATGGACGACATGATTGGCTACAACAATCTGGAATTGGATCTGATGAACCACTCGTAGGTAAGTTATTAGCCGACGACTCCGGGTTCGGCTACCACTTTCGGTCGCGACCTTCGCTACGCTACGGAGCTTCCTCGGCTCGCCGAAGCCCCTCCGCGTCTACAAGTTCATATACTGACTCTGGCAGGTAGATGTAGATCCCTATGCATATATGGTGCTACAAGAGTGGGAAAAACTATGTGGGCTCGGAGCCTAGGCGACCACGTATATTGCGTCGGCCTAATTTCCGGCACGGAATGCATGAAAGGATCTAAGGCCCAATATGCAGTTTTCGACGACATCAGGGGTGGTATCAAGTTTTTTCCCAGCTACAAAGAATGGCTCGGATGCCAACAGTGGGTCACAGTTAAATGCCTATACAAGGAACCCCAGCTAGTCCACTGGGGAAAACCAGGCATTTGGCTAAGCAACACAGACCCACGCCTAGAAATGATGCAAGCAGATATAGATTGGATGGAGGGTAACGTGGACTTCATTGAAATTAACGAGCCTATTTTTCGTGCCAATAAAGAGTCGACTCAGATGTCAGAGCTATCTGATCCTCTGAATTAGGAATAGCCTCGAATATATCCATAATAAAAACATTTCCCATGCCACCACGAGAATCGGCGGCATAAACTCCTCCAACATCTCTCCCACCAAACTCCTTGTCGTCGTACCTAAACATTTTATTGAATGGCAGCCAGAACCGCCTCGTATTGAAAATACCGGCATCATTACCGGACCGGAAAAACTTCGTGCTGTCGTGCAACAAAACAAAACGCTGAGTATCAACCTTCGCAACCAAGGGGTCATGCCAGTCGACAGACTGGTACCCTGCAAACAGGTACGTATACATCTGCGCCTCCTCGGACTTCACCAACGGACTGAGCGGCCTGCCGTAGGACGTAATCCCAGCACTGTTGTTATTGGGATCAGGCAACCCGCCACCAGAATCAGGATCGACGGTCGCCCTGAAGTATGACGACGGAGGAACAAACTCAGGATCCGGTTGTCCCCTCGTTTCGATTACTATCCTCCTCCACCGAAACGGGTTCGACCCGCTCGTCTTTAGCGTAAACTTCTCTGAGAGACCCTTGTAAAACACGTCCTGGCGCTCTCTTGAGCTCGTGGTTGGTCCAACGTGACCCTCTGCCTTCCGGCGAAGGGTAGGGCACCATAACAGGGCTGTGTGGCCATCCGTTGTCAATCCCGGTTGCAATATTTGAGTACCAAACCCGTCCGCTCCCGCCGGCCACCCTGTCATGTGGTCTCTTTTCTTGACCGACGTAATATCCACTATCTTCCGATGAGTCATTTTTCTGATTGGTGCCCGCCTCTTGTAAGCCCGCGTCTTCCCGACGTAACGTCGGGTGACCTTGCGCACGGGCCTCCTCTTCCGTGAAGCGTAGCTTCTCTTCGATCTCCTTGCATATGCCATTATCGTCCTGCGCCATAATTGTAATGAGTAGAAGGGGGTAGGACACGTATAAATACACGGGCTGTGCCCTGTGTCCTGGGCTATAATATTACTTTGCCCAGGACACGCACGTTATGCCATTCGCTTTCAGCGCCAAATATGTCTTGCTCACCTACCCCCAGTGCGGAGACCTGTCCCCGCACAGAATTGTGGAACTCATTACGAAACTGGGAGGCAGCTGTGTCGTTGCAAGAGAAAATCACAAGGATGGCGGAACTCATTTCCACGTCTTCGCAGATTTCGGACGAAAGCTTCGAAGTAGAAAAGCTAATCTATTCGATGTGGACGGTCGCCACCCAAACATTGCGCCTTCTCGAGGGACACCTGAGAAAGGATACGACTATGCAACAAAAGATGGCGAGATTGTGGCAGGAGACCTCAAAAGACCAGAATCTTGCAGAACTGGAGATGGCTCGACTCTGGAGAAATGGACTGCAATTACGTCTGCGAAGAATCGAGACGAGTTTTGGGACATGGTACACAGAATGGATCCAAAAAGTGCTGCATGCTCTTTCAGTCAACTCAGCAAGTACGCCGACTGGAAATTTGCAATTGACCCTCCCAATTATGAGCACCCAACCGGAATTGAATTTATTGGGGGGG